ATTTGGAATAAATTTGATGGTTAAAATAAGTTTTTGCGATAGGAATATTCTTCTCGCTTTTTACAGCAGTGGCTGTGATACTTTAGGACTGGCCGTCTCCAATAAATTGGATGGACTAGTCTTTTTGCCAAACAAATTAGCCGGTTTTCGGGTAGCGCCAGTTGTCGCTACATCTCCTGAGATGGAAGGTGCAATCTTTTCACTTCCAGCTGTTTCGGAACGTCCTTGGCTAAAATGCGGAGCATAATCGTTTGGTGGCCGTACACTTGCGTACATATTAGCTTGTCCGTTCTGCATGGAGATAAATCTCTGGGTGCCAGCAGAATTAAGACCCGCCAAATTGATATTGTTCTTATGTGCAATGGCTGCCATCTCTTTTTGCTGCTGGTTTTGCGATTCAGATAATTCCTGTTTCGCGGTGTTGTTTAGGTTTGCAAGATCTTGCTGACCCTGAATTTGTTTACCGGAGAGATTTCCTTGTAGATCTCGATCCTTAGCATTTTCAGAACCACTAAAACCCTGCTTTTGTGCCAAAAGGTCTTTTTCGTTCGACGCTGCTGCTTGGAGCATGGCCATATCGTTTTCCATTTTGGCAGATAGTTGTTGCATTTGTGCTTTTATTTGTTCTTTCTGCAAAGCACTAGCAGAGGACAATTGCTCCTGAAGCATCGCCATCGCATTTTCATTCTGCCTTTTCTGCATCTCTAATTCATGTTTGCGATTCTGAGCGTCAGTTAACGCTTGTCCTATTCCTCCCAACGCACCTCCTGCTAGACCAGCTAACATGGAAGCTTCCGGGATGATGCTTATGTCTGGGTTTCTCCTCCTAATGTCAAACTCCCTCTTTGACATTAATTGGTTTCGGTACAATACCTCTCCTCCCTTCGTCACTCTGTTTATCCAATTAGAAGTTGGAGTCTCTCGAATTCCAAGGTTACTAGCCTCGTACTTAACATTGCGAACAATGATCTCAGAGTTAGGAAGCTTGGGGAAGATACGATACTTTCCACCAGTTGTGATAGTTCCGGTGTTGATGTAAAATACTCGTTGCTCCATATTATAAATAACTTGAGCTATCGCATTTGACACAGTTGGCAAGCCTAATTCGAAGTGTATAAATCCTTCATTCTTTCCATAGGCTATTTTTGCAAACTTATCGATGCTATTGAGCACTTCACTTTCATTGAAGATAGTATAATTACCTGATTCCGCTGCTGTCCCGCTTAAAGCTATAGGGAAGTCTTTTGACATCTTGAGACACGCGTAGTTAGGAGGTAATATATTAGCCTCAGGGTGCATTGAAGGTGGTGTATTTTGATAAAATACCATATCGCGAAGTTGTTGGCCTTCATTCATGTAATATGTTACCATTCCACAAGAAAGCGCTTTATATTGCTTGTTATCATTGGGAATAGTTTCAAGTGGTACAGTGACTGGAGCCACACCGATTAAACTTTCTATCTGTAAGTTCGCGACAAGTATTAAAACAGAAATCTCATTACTATTGGTGATTATGTTTGCAGTTCCCGTTATTTGGAACAGCCTCATGTGTTTCAAAGGATGAGTTGCAGGTACTCTACTTGTTTCATGTACAAATTCTTCATGATTAGTATCTGGAACTATACCAGCGAAAAATCGGCCCATTCTTACTTCTTGTTCACCAATAATCTCGCGTTCTGTCAAAATATAACCAGGTTCAAAGACTTCTGAAATGACTTGCATATAATCATGCTCTACTCTCGCAGATCTTAATCCCCCAAAAATGGGCTGCGAAGCGTAGAGAAGAGTATGATCCTTGCCGTCTCTTCCAACGTCACCTTGGATGATGTGTGTATAAGCGTTAACGTTCATTCCGTTCTCATATGCTTGATCATAATAGCCTGGAGTGACTTTATATTCCCACATATATTGCATGAACGTCTCGACAGGTGGATTCTTTGTCTCTACTTGCATATACTTGCCTTGCTTTATAAAAATATCACCATCTGTAAAAATATTAATGTTCTTGGATGGAACACCAAAAATTTCTTCAAATGGAGTATTCACTCTAAAGCCGTCGGAATAAGTCCGTGTTGGTGGCACGGGTCCCATAAGGGATTCAGGAGTGGCAATTAACCGTGTTTCTCCAGTAAAACTCGCATTAACGAATATCTGGGCTGACACTCCTTTGTTGTCATATGAATTTTGGATAGGAGTCCTTGTCATGATAACAATAACTTCACGATCGCTAACGACCTTCGACGGATCTGATATGATATCAGTCCATCCAGTTAAATTGCCATCATCTCCCATCGTGTGATTAAGCGTGACAGTATATGTTGCTTCTCCTACGCTCATAGTGTTCCACTTTACTAACTGCAGTTCCCAGGGCTGGTATGCCTCTTTGTTTCTTTGGGATACGCCTACAATCAGCTCAGCTGTTAGCGTTGAGGGGGCGACAATATGAATGTCGTACCTAATCGGCCCGGAAATCCGGGAATGTAAAGCTGCATAAGCCTTCATTGGTACAGAAAAGAACGTGTCTACTCCATAGATCAATTTGTGAACTACAAAATTTGCAACGGTCTCGATAACAATCTCACTACGTGATACTTGCATCGGTTCGCGCATCAATTTGCATACATCCTTGGTATAAATACCCTTACTTGCTAAGCTGGGCGAGATGTAGCTTGGTTCAACGTCTAGTGATTGTCCGTGAAGTTCTCCGTCCTTCTTTGTCATTCCTTGTGATTCAATTGCTGATTCAGCGGTCGACGATACATCCAGGTTGCGAGTTCTTTTGAGGAGGTCCCCCATAGACTTTTTCCAATAAAATGTTATTTGGTAACATTCGGCAAAGCCAGTTGGAAGAGGTCTATGAATGATCTCCACATCTCTATACTTTAGAGTCTCTTGGGGTATTAATGCCTGGTTTAACGCATTTTGTATGTCTTTCTGGACTAACGTGAATTTCTCGATGTCCAACGCCTGGCCAACCTTAACATCAAACATCGCCGAAACGATGACGGTCTTCGTCTTGTTAAGTTTAACCGCAGCTTTTGAAATGTAAGCATTAATGTGCTTACTATCAGGAAAGGTAAGGCTACTGAGAAGCTCATGAGCTTTCTTAGAAATAACGCTCCTTTCGTCATAATTCATGGTTCGTATATCTTGATTAAAATAATCTTCGATTTCTGATTTGCGTGATATATTGTAATTACCGGTGATTTCACACTCGTTAATTTCAGGTTCCTCGTTGGTTACGTTATAACCCTCCCATGCGAGAGAGTGTCTCCCATACATGGTTATATATCTCTGATTGCTTCTCGCAAACTCATAGTCGGGAAGATTGATCTCAATATTATATCCAGCGGCCTTTATCCAAGCTACTGCCTTTCTTGCTGCTTCTAGAATCCTATGATAGAACTCGGGTTTGTGTAGGCAAGCTTCGGCCAAGGCCATTTCGATGTTCGTTTTCCATTGAGCAGGACTATTGTCTCTCGTCCAGTGTAAATAACTAACTATTGTTGATGTCTTCAAAGGTGGTAAAATGAACATAGAATCTCCATCTGCAGAAAAAGTTCTTGACAGAAATTCTAATTGTGCTAAAGGCACAACAGGTGGTGGTATAGCAGTAGATTTATCCGGATTAGTGTAAGCTACTCCGAATCTATCTTCTATAATTTCGTGGAAAGTATGGAAATTGAATAAAAATTCATATCCAGTCTTCACTGCTACTACTACATCATCTCCATATACCTTTAGATAAATAAGAGAGAATATCGATTGAGGATTAATATTCTGTTGCCAGTGTTCAGAATACGGAAATAGGGGATAAGCTTCAGAGAGGATTCTCTTCTTCTCTTCCTTTTTCTCCGACTTGATGGAATGCACGAGTGCATTATGACGTTCTATCAATATTCTTGCGGTGATGCCGTGAATATAAACATTAGTTTCGTTATTTAGACATGCTGTTACTCCTGTTCCACTTCCTACTCCTCGACGCTTTACATAAACATGACCGTCTGCTACATTAATGGAGTTAATGCAGCGATAGGCTGCTACTGCAAAACGGATTTCTACATCCTTCTTAGTTGCTTCGTCGGTTATTTCTGAGCAAAAATAATATGCCCAATCTTGAAAAGCACGGTGCATTAGTGGCGCTACTTGATGTTTATCATAGTTGCCAAAATCAGCTGCGAATCCATATCCGCCATATTCAGACATTTTCTGATAGAATCGAGAGAACGAGACCAAAGGATCACATCCTATCGCTGACCATCCAACATCTACTTGTTTCTTTATAGCTGCTTGTATAGTTCCGGTGACTTTCCTTAGATATAGCGCATCATTTTTGCTTGGTACGTTAAATAATCGTGTTTTACCTATAGCTGCGTTCTTCAACTTGACAAGTTCAGATTTTAGCTTGTCACTTCCAGGTAGCATCAAAGCATTACCATTACCTGCTTCTTTCCATTCTATTTCATTCAATGTTCTAGCAAATTTCCCGAATTTGTTATCTGCCCAAGTGTAAAAGGTTTGAGACCTAGGTCCTTCTCCAAATACTTTGAGTGCGGGTGCTAATGAATTCATCTTTCCGGCTTTAGCAAAGTAATGTCCTGCTGACGTATCACGATCCATTGGTTCTAATCCTTCATAAAAGGGGCATCTCGGATTAACATATAATCCATTTAGTACTTCTAATTCTGTCAAATACCGATGAGGTCCGGCATACCATGATCTTTGCTTGTCCCGCTTGCACTTACTTACGTGCACTGCATGACGCTCTAGATCTGCGTTCCATTCGACAGGATCATTGTAAAAATGAACATTAGTTAAGAGTATATCTTTCTTCCCTTTAACTGTGACCAGATTAGATGGATCTACTACCTTCTCTACATCAAATATAGCATTTTGTTTCTCAATAGGTAACTCATCGATTATTTCTCCTAACCATGGTGTTTGCTCGTGTGAATTTTTCTGATTCTTAGGTAGTCTTGAAGTCTTGTCATAACCTAGTATAAATACGTTTCGGTCTTCATTTTCGTTTTCTAATAAGTCTTCTTGATCTACGAATATCTCAGTATCTCCTTCTTCGTTGTAAACTGATGCTAGGTCTTGTAACCAATTATCTGTGTAAACAGTAGTAATTGGACAAACACTTCCATCTGGAATAGGTACTTTATAAAGCCATTCAATGCATTCATCCGTCAATCCTAATTCGGTATCTGTGAATCTGGTATCAACTTCCGGACTATATGCTTCGGCTACACTATTCTTTTGAGCGAAGTATTGGTTCAATTTCTCCTGACTACAAACAGTAGATCTGGTAGTGTTGTCTGAATCACGTGCGAAATGAATTCCACATATGATCGTAGTTTGCATCGAAGGATGAGTTGCAATAATAGGTGATCCACAATCTCCAGCTGTAGTAGGTGGTCCTTGTACAGACATTATCGTATGCTTTCTGTTATTAGAAACAGAAATAACGCCTCCTACATTCAGCGGTACCTGATATGTGTGTGTTTCACAACTACCATACAACCTGTCAAAAGCTTTTCCTCTAGGTTTCAACAACATTACTGGACCGTAATAGTAATCATCTTTAATAAAGAATCCAGTAATATCAGCGAAAGCTTGATGGGTTTTATCAATAATTTCCAAGATGAGTGTCTCGTTAGCGCGATCTAAGAACACGATTTTGGCTGGATAGGGGACTCCATTATGATGTACATAACAAATCATCCTTGTGTCAAACGAAGGATATGCTATGTGTGCTACTGTCATAACGTAATTTCCTTTCAGACCCATTCCATAATTGGAATAACCTTGTCCTTGAACTTTGACCATATTCTTCTGAATCTTGTTAATAACAGATTCTTGACACGGATTAACTCCTGTGCAATCAAAGTGTTTACCTTCTGGGGTAGTTTGCGTATTCAGATCGTTCTTAATCGGCCTTTTCTTGTAATTAGCTTTTTGTCTTCTATTCGCCTTAGATACTCGTTCTTCGTCATTAAACGTTTCTGGATCAGTAAAAGTGAATGATTCTATAGTCGCATTTTCTTCAACATCCCTAATTAATGCGGTAAGTTGTTTCTTAATAAATGCCTTGTTAACAGCATCTACATCTTCCTTATACGTGTTGATAGCTACTACATATCCAGATTTAGCGCCACGTGAATATGTGACATCATAAAGGACTGCGTTCATATCGGCAACTGTATCAGGAAGGTTTGCGAATTCACTCTTTTTCTTTTCCTTCTCCGTTTTCTTCTCCTCTTTCTTCGGTAGGAAGGCCTTTATTAATAAGACTAATAATGACACAAATACGGCACTGGCTGCTAGACCAAGGAATATCGCTATGACCTTAAACGCGGTAGTTTGTTGAAACATGGTCCACGTTGTTTTGAATTTCTCCAAAGCTTGATTGTAGTCATCTATGCTCACTTTCTTGATCTGGTAGTGGATCTTTAATGCCTTATTGGCTGGTACTCTATAGAAGTTCTCTTTTATTTCTTCTAATGCTCTAAAATATTTAATAGGTATATCAGTGGTATGTAAACCTTGCTCATATACACTAGCTACATCAGATGATTTATAAGAACATTCCCATGTTTTAGTATCATTTTGTATTTTAAATATATTTACTTCAGTCTTATCAGTACTAAGCTCACAGTAGTAATTTACCATTCTTTTCTTTACTATCTCATCTCCAAAACGATATTCTAATTTGGATCCTATTCCTCTAGCTTCAAATTCACCATTACAGAAAATCCTAACAGTATGTTGTAAATTGGCATTTCTTAATACTCCGTAAGTTTGGAGTGCCATATCTGTTACTGCGGCTAAATCTGTGGTATCTTCTATGTGGAACAAAGCAGGAGAGAAATTGAACTTCGATTTTACAGCTCGTTCTGATACGATAACAAATGGTATCTTCCTAGTTTGTGCATTATGATACATTTTCATACACTTGCATACGTCATTCACGTGACTAACTAATTCGGGTATATCTTTTGCATGTAATTCAACATCCCATGGTTCGTCAATCGTAAATTCATCAACAGGAATTAATTCCACGTTCTTTGAATACTTGTAGTAAGTAGAAAAGTGATTGAAAATCTTCTCAGTAATAGCGGATTCAGTTATTTGTTTTCCTTCATAGAAATGCTGGAATCCAGTTCCAGATTCGAAATGTATCGCTTTACTAGGGTTAACCCAAACTACTGAAGTTTCACCAGGTACGGCAGTTTGCACGTATCCAGGTAATCCAACTCGTCTAGTCCAACCTTCGCTAGGATTAATAGCAGAAGGACATCTTATGTTCTTAACTTCTCCACTAAATACACGTCTCATGGTAGATGCTTCGTCAATGATCCAATCCATCCATCCTCCTGATGGTGCGGGCTTTGGTGGTCTGGCCCATGCGTTTTCGATATACACATTCGCAGTATTGATTATAATACAAGGTGTTGGTAATTCATCATAAAATGCTTGGTATTTATCTTGCGTATTAATCATGTCATTTGTTACAATAACACTAGGCTGTCTTATTTTACTAGCAAGATTATCTGACGTCCAACTCAAGCAATTTACAAATGGCATTCGTGTCAATTCACTTAATTCTTTCCCTACTTTATCAGCAGCTAATGATTTACCTGTGCCAGATCTTCCACTCCAAAGGATAGTAAGATGTCCTCCATCTGCTACTTCTCCTTCTGGGGTTGATTTAGCAGCGGCTTCTCTGTCTTCTTGAATCTTCTTGATTTCTTGAGCTACCACTTTTGCAGCTTCTTGTTGTCTATTGAAATCTTCTTCTTTACGTTTCAAGAGTTCAGTTACTTCATTAACTAGTTGTTCTTTAGTGATAACTATGTAAGGATCATCTACATCTCTCATGTGATCGTATGTCTCTGATGCTGTGTAATCAACATTAGAGGCTGAAGATGCAGGTTTAAAGTGCTTACGAATTTCGATTGTATCATTATCAAATGTGACTGAATGTGGTATTTCATTTCTCACCATTTCTGGAGTTTGTTGTAAGTTGATGAATGTATATCTATTTAATCGAGAATAGAATGCTTCAGCTGAAGGTGGTGTTAATACACTATTTAAGTTGACATAAGGCAAATTACTCGCACAAACCATTAATTGAATAGAACATGGTTGTACTTTCTTCTCTACTGCAGCAGCGGCCATATTAAATGACACACAACTACATAGTTGGTTAAATTCCTTAATAAGAGGATCATTTTCTCTTAATGCCTTAAATTCGTCATACATAGCGCATGGCTGAGCATGATATGGTGGCCAATATTCTTTACCGCCAAAGTTTACATTATATACTGATGGACTCCAACCCATAGCTTTGCATATTTCTGGAATAAACCATTCTTGTGCAAAGTATGACTTGCCTGCTCCTGCTAGACCTACGAAATCTACGCAACATGTCTCAATTCTTTGCCTACAAGCATCGAATTCTTTAGCTATTTCATTTAAGCGAGACTCAGATATTACTATCTTTCCTTGCAATAATTGATTTGCGGTCATTAGTCCAGAATCACTCCTATTATCTGACTTCTTGGTAACTAATTTCTTAGCTTCTTCAATATCATCTCTAAAGTCAAAATAGTTTTTCTTCTGGGACATGAAAGTAGGATTAGGTAAGGACAGCCATTTCATTAATTTGGCTGATGATCTATTAATCAATTGAAGATGTTCTCCATGTCCAGTATAATCTACTCCCATCATGTGTGAGAATAAAACTTTGCCTAAATCTGTGGATTCGTCGACAGTACTCTGAAAGCATTTTTTGAAGTTGTACGCAGTAATGAAATTCTTTCCAATATTGGTTTTTGCAACTCCGTCCGTAATTGCTACTCCAGAAGATACTATTGTTGATAATAAACGGTAAATAATATTTGGGTCCCAGTCCCATTCAGCATGAGAACTTGAAGCTATTTCATTCAGGGTTTTCTTCATTTTATGTGTGGTCCATTGATTGTAAGTACAATCACGGGTCATATTCCCTGTAAGATGTTTATTATAAATGTAAACAGCTTCAAAATCTCTAATAGCAGTGTGTGCTAAATCTCGATCTCGTTGAGAAGAAGTTCCTGAAGTCAGTACTCCTTTGTGTTTAAAATAATAAGCCATATATTGATATATTGGCGCTTGATCTTTTGAATTATAAACAAAGGTCTTATGATGTGACTCTAGAATAGTTCTCACAGTTTCAAGTGGATCCTGTTTGGGTTTAACATGTGTAGCTTGTTGTCTGGCCCAGTTAAACCAGTTCCAAAACTTCACAGTTGACATTGGCGCAATTTGTGGTGGAGGATTAGCAGCGATGTTTTTATTTCTAGCTGTCATGATGGCGGATGGTATAACTTGACATATACTGTTTGGAATAGTAGGAGCGGATATTATGTTCTTAAATATTTTCGTATCCAGGTTCATTACAATTCCATCGGGATGTGTCAAACTATAATTGAATAAAACGGAATCTCCGTCTGTCAATAATCCTACATCAGTAAAATCTGCGGCTACTAATGCTTTCCAAACTAAATCTAGTTCAGATGGAGTAACTTCGGGTAATGGAGGGGGAAGGAAAGTTTTCTTTCCTTCAGAAAGCACGATAAAAGGATTTGCATCCTCTTCTGGGGTTAGTATAACAAGAGGCGTTGGTAAGATCTTCACTTCGGTGGGAATGGTCCCGTTTTCCACGACCACCTCTTCTTCCACCTGTACCTTTTCCTCAGGCTTAATTTCGCAGGATTTCTCAACTTTTGCAGGAATATACCCTTCTACTGACTCAGGCGACTTTGGTGGTAATTCTACGGTTTGAATCATCGGCTGAGCGAGTATTTCTACACTTGCATCATTGGTCTCTTTCTCTATAGGGGATATTTTAACCACTCCTAGAGAATCGAAGTGTTCTGCGATCTTATACATAAATGCCTGTGCTTTCCTTACTCTAATCTTTTTGTAGCCCATTTGTACTTCATCTTTACGAGTTTCAGCTTGGTTTATGTTTTTGAACAGTTTTAGGGATAATGCATCTAATTCTTCATGACTATGTTTAGACAAGTCCTTAGGAATTTTCTCGTAATCAATGTCGAATTGCTTGTAAATCTTCATATTCTCCTCTAGTTGTTCAGGAGATACCATACTGTCAGCAGTGTTATTCTTTTCTTCCAAAAGGTCAGATGCCTTTTGTAGGAGTTTCAATAACAAAACTCGTCTGGCTTTGATTGACTTGTTAGTTTTTAGCGAATCGACTTTGAGAGTTATACTTTCATTTTCTGATGTTAAGTCTTGATAATCATCGTCATTGCATTTACCCGCCCATTGTTCTACTGCGTACTTTAGTGAGTTAGTTCTATGTTCTAAATCAATCATAGTTTCATCGTCACTAACTTGCGAAGTAGAAGGTTGGGGATCTTCTGTAATTGTTGGTTGAACTGTTTTTGAGACAAGTTCTTTTACCGTGGCGGTTGGTGTGATAACAGTGTTAATCTTCTTTTGCTTGTCGACATAACGTGCAGCGTACTTCTTAATGTATTCTTCTCCATCATCAGTTACGAGGTTGGATAAGTCAGTTGTTGGATTTAGGACATATTGCTGTGCAATATTTTCCATTCTTTCGTTATGAAGTAGGTGTGCAAAAATGCTTTTGGGTTTAGCAATAGTAGGTACTACTGTTAGTGGTTTGGTTTCCTCTACCAAATTTTCGACGAATTCTTCGGCAACAACAAACCCTTGCGGATTTTCTGATGCTAAATTCCCAGCTACGTAATCCATGGTGCTCTTTACAATTTCTTGTACAACAGTTGTTAAGTTCTTACTAGTTTGGTCCATCTGGAAGATGAAATAACTAGTAGTAATTAATTGCGTGATGTTAATAATTAAACCAATGGCGTTCAATACAGTAGTTGCGGTTCTGTCATAATTTTGAAAAAGGGTAACAAGATTAGTCATTACATTGAATATTCCTGTTGCTAACAGGGAATAACCAATATAGGTCATGTGAGTCAAACTTATTCCAAATTGTTTTTGTAAAATGTTCGGAAGTACATCTTTCATTACATCAGATAATCGGTCCATATTAGATAAATTATACAGCGGTGTAGTATCGGATTCCAAAATCAAGTCCTGGTAAAAGCGGGGGTCGTCATAAGAGATATTGAGCATGTTGCGAGATAGGCGTTTTACTCTCACTCCGTTAAATTTGTATGCCTGATAGACATGGTGCCGGATGACTTTTGCACGGTTCTTGAAAGAAGAACGTGCAGTGTTGAGTTTGCAGTTCATGCTTTTTACAAGAGGTAAATCTTGCGCAATTGATGAAACTGCTTTTAAATTTTTCTCACTAATGAGTTTTTGTTGAGTTTTAGCTGAATTAAAT